GTGCTGACCTTAGGAGTGCTGACCTTGGGGGTGCTTACCTTGGGGGTGCTTACCTTAGGGGTGCTAACCTTGGGGGTGCTTACCTTAGGAGTGCTAACCTTAGGAGTGCTTACCTTGGGGGTGCTGACCTTAGGAGTGCTGACCTTAGGAGTGCTGACCTTGGGGGTGCTTACCTTAGGAGTGTTGACCTTGGGGATGCTGACCTTAGGAGTGCTGACCTTGGGGGTGCTTACCTTAGGAGTGTTGACCTTGGGGGTGCTAACCTTGGGGGTGCTGACCTTAGGAGTGCTGACCTTGGGGGTGCTTACCTTAGGAGTGCTAAAAATTACCTATCCTCTCACGACTTCTTTCAAGAGGTTATCCGTAGACAACCTGTTAAAACTTTTACTCAAGCAGAGTGGGCTTCCATAGCACAAATAATTATTCATAAACTATGTTGGGATACCATTAAAAATAAACATAAAACTTCAGCCATGAGAGTGTTTAAAAAATGCTCTAAGGTTGGATTTGATGAATGGGAAAAACATTTCAAGGAGCTAAAATGAAAAAAGAGAAGTCAATACAAATAGAATCTACTGGGGATATGTTGCCTGAGAAGAATCAGTTAGAACTCTCAAAAGAGGTATGCTTATTGCAACCCTGTGAAATGTTAGAAGATGAGGCTACTGGTCAATGCTATGCTTGTAGAATAGGTTCGTCTATTAAAAAGGCTTACGACCTCTGCCAACCAATTGTAAGTAAGGCGTTAAAAGAGAATAAAGAACTACGCAAGAGATTAAATGACTGGGTATACGAACTTGCCTACTATACAGAAGATGAGGTAGCGACTCCTACTGGGGTAAAGAAGTTTGTGGGTAATTTACTCAAACTATTAGAACAGTATAAGTTTGATATAAAAGTAGAACGAAGTTTAAAAGCCCGACCAAAGCCTTGCGAAGATACAGAATGTAGCTATTGTATAGCCTTACAGCAGGAGATAGATGACTTAAGAGAGCAGTTACATAATAAGATATTTAAACAGGATTTAACGGAAGAAGAAATAAAAAGGATAATACTTGATGTATCTGATTATGGACAAATAACTAATTTCCCGTCAGGTTGGAGAACAAAATTGGCTAAAGCTCTAACCAAAGCTAAACAAGCCCAACCAAACGCTTTAAAGGCAAGCGAAGTGAAGCCTAAGCCCCTCTCTAAGTCTAGGATAGAGGAGATACTGCATAATGAGATATGGACTACATTTGAACAAGAAAGCCGACCTTATGGAATGAGAGCTGTTAGTATTAAAAAAGCAGCCGAAGCAATAGTAACCCATATAGCTGAACAGGAGAGGGAGTAATGATATTATCAAAGGCAATGTATGAAAAAATATGTAGATGCCACGATATGACTCACAAGTCAATGATGGCACAGCAAAAGGTAGATGCTTGTCTTATATCTAAAGGGATAGATATTTATGAAATAAGACAAAATGATGCTGGGGGCTATGTTGATATGATAGATTATGCCAGAGGTAAAATAGGCAAAAAAGGACTTGAGATATTATTTACTAAATATCAACTAGACGCTCAGAGTGAGGAGAAGTGATGAAATATTTTCTATGTATGGTATTTGGTGGTTTATTATGGGAACTATTTATGAGAAGGCTAACCACCAGACGCACACCACAACAGAAACTAGACAGAATAAAGAAGGTAATAGAAAGGGGATTCCATGCTAGAGATGAGAGATGTAGAAGAACGAGCAGCGAAGTGCAACCTATGCGCAACAGAACTAAGCATAATTGAAAATTTGCTATATGGTAACAGATGTGTATTCTGCCTACACCAGATGGGTAAGACAATAGGGCTATGGGAATTTCTTATCGTATGCAGGCTAGAGTATAAGATATTCACCTTAGTCAGAAAGCTACGATCGAAGCTAGGGGCAAAGGAAGCACGCATGCTATATCTAGGCTGTGTAGCCGAGGCAGGGGCATCAGACCCAAGAGGGATCGTAACGGCAACCCAGAAGAGAACGCTGATAAAGATATTAAACAGATACAAATAAACCAAAGGAAGGGAGATAGATATGTATAGAGTAAAAATTACTTACGGTGGCTTTACATTGGAAAGGAGATTTTTTTGGCACTGGGTTGGATTAGATGTAACTAACGTATGGTGTAATTGGTATTTCAAGACTAAACCAAGAGTGTTTAATTCATTAGAGGATGTTAAGCAAGTGGTATTTGTAGATAGTGTAACAAAGAATGAGCCTGCTATTTTAAGGGATAAGATAAATAAATTAGAGGAAAAAATAAAAGAAATGGCTACTCAAAATGCTATGTTAATAAGGGTAAATGAACTAAAACGAAAAAATAAAAAAAGGAAAGGAGTAAAGAAATGAGATTATGGTCAATATTGATAGCAATAGCATTACTAGCAACATTCGCAATGCCAGCACAGGCAGATCGCTTGGAAGATATCCAAGAGCGTGTATCAGAACTAGCTCAGCAACGTATCTTAATCAGCAATGAGATACTAAGATTAGAAGGCGCATTCAGGGAAAGGCAAGAGGTTATAGCTGAAGAGGCAGCTAGGCTCAAAGCAGAGACACAAATAGAAGCAGACAAGATCGCAACAGAGAAGCTAGCTGAAGAAGTCAAAGTAAAGTTGAAAGAGATAGACAAAAGCATAGAGGAATAATTGACATATGATTTGCGGGGAGTAGTGAGAACATCTATAACACAAAGGGTTGAGACCTTAATCTAGGTATAGAATCCTAGCTCCCCGCGCAAATAAGGAGTAGCATGGCATACAAGTCAGATTGGGGTAGGTGTGAGCGCAAGAAGAGATACGGCTCAAAAAAGTCAGCCTTGAACGATATCAAGCGAATCAGGAAACGCTCTATCATGGTTCATACTCCTCATGTGTATAAATGCGATTGTTGCCTAAAGTGGCATATAACCAAGCAAGCACAGGTAGGAAAGCGAGGCATAAGCATATGAAAAAGTTATCTGAGTATGATAGTACCAAATATAAAAGAAAATGCAGTAAATGTGGCAAAATACATATATTATATACTCAAAAAGATGAGTGGCCAGAATATCATATAAGTGTTTATGTGCAATGTAAGTGCGGAAATTATATAAAATTTACTTTGCCTGTAAATTAAAAAGTAGGAAAGCGAGGGATAAGTATATGAAAAGAAGAAAACGATTGAATATGTTGTTAACTGAAGCAGAGAGAAGAGATGTTGATTTTATTCTAATGTTGCGCAGAATGAAGAAGATTGCTGTTGGGAATAAAAAGATAATATTTACAAAGGAATTTATGGAAGATGCTGACTTTCCAGTACAAATATTGAATAAGTTTTTTAATGAGGTCAAGCGCGATAATTATAGTATGCAATATAAATGTGGTAATTTAAGCTGAAAGCGAGGTGTGAGTATATGAAGATAAAAAATAGATTATGGGCAGTAGGGTGGATAAGTTTTTTGATAGGTATTGGTTTTGCTAGCAAAGATATCAAGCCAGTTGTTGTGGAAGAATTTAGTTGGTTTACTATTATTACAACAATAATGATGTTTATTATAACCATGGTTATTGGATATATAGCTGGAATAGAAACTATGAAGGAGGATAACTAATGCAAGAATGGACATCAATAACAATACCTGGCACAAAGGAAGAACTACTCTTTGCAACTAAGACATTGGGCAGGAAAGACACAGACTGGTGCTGGAGGAAGTTTGATGCAGAACGATACGAGGTATGTATCCTAACATCAGAGTTTATGAGGATTAGAAAGAAGTATCAACAGATTACACGTGCTAAAAGGGAAGAAGGTCAATGTCGTTAAATTTTAAAAGAGGGACGTGAGCTCTTGACATCATAGTTTAAAAATGTTATAGTTATAGTATTAAAGGATAAAGGAGTAGCTCTCCAAATTATAGATGAGTAGGCATATATGCTGTCTACTCATCTTTTTATTTAACAAAGGAGTGTTATGTCGACGGAGAAAAAGAAAAAACTCACCTTGAAACAAACCCTATTCATAAAACATTACTTTGAACAAAACGGTAACGGCACACAAGCCGCAAAACTCGCAGGCTACAAAGGTAACAACAATACCCTACACGTTGTTGCTATAGAGAACCTACAAAAACCTGCTATTCAAGAAGCTATAGATAAATTATATAAAGACAATGGCCTTACAGAAGATGTGCTATTAAAAAAGCATATTCAATTATTAAATGCACAAAGAGAGTTTTCAATAGGTGATGTAAAATACAAATCACCAGATAACACAGTACAGATAGCAGCACTAAAGCTAGCCTACGAGGTAACAGGCAGACTCATCAAAAAGATAGAACACTCAGGCGAAATCAAACTAAGCGCAAAGGAAAGAGATGCCCACATTAACAGAATCAAAAGCCTCTTGTCTTGAAGAGTTAACAGACAAAGAGCTACTTGATACAGAGCGCATAACTATTCAGCATAATCCTCTGAAGCTGGTAGAGAGCAATATGCTCCATATCAAGACCAAAGCAGGTGAGATGGTGCGCCTTGAACTTAACACTACCCAGAAGAAATTATTCAATAAAATTGTAGAACTTCGTAAACTCAACAAGCCTATTAGACTATGGTTATTGAAATATAGACAGGGCGGAATGTGTTTAGATCCAAATACTAAAGTATTAACTTCGGATTTAAAATGGGTTCGTATTGATGACTTAGAGGTAGATGATAATGTGGTTTGTACAGATGAAGACGCAAAGACAGTTACCAGAAGATTAAGAAATGGTACAGTGCAAGCAAAAAAAGAGATTATTGATGAAGCATTTCAAATAACATTAGAAGATGGTAGAACTCTTATTGCTACTGCAAATCATCGTTTTTTAACAAAGAAAGATTCTCATTCAAGAACTAAGTGGACAAAAGTTAATGATATGCGTGAGGGGCTTAATATTCGTAATATTACCCGTGTTTGGGGTAAGTCTAATTATGAGGATGGCTGGTTTGGCGGTATGATAGATGGTGAAGGCTCAATAAGAAGAACAAAGAGAAGTGGTTATGATTTAAAACTTACTCAAAGACCAGGGCCTGTTTGCGATAGAATGAGAGATTATTTGATTGATAATGATTATAAGTATCAGGAATATTTAGATGTAAGGTCCGCTAAGGAAGGCGGGAAGTTTAGTGGCAATCCAGTAGTCAGATTAACAGTAAGCAGAATAGATGAGTTATTTAGAATAGTAGGGCTAACTCGTCCAACAAGGCTCATAAATAAATTATGGTGGGCAAACAAAGCACTTCCTTGTAGGGGCAGAGGTGGACAAGCGTGGTTTAAAATTGTTAAGATTGAATCTATAGGACGACAAAGAATGATAGACTTGCAAACATCACATAAGACATATATAGCAGAGGGTTTTGTTTCGCATAATTCTACCCTGATAGAGTCTATCATCTATGCTCTAACTTCACAGCGAGAAAATACCAACTCGCTTATTCTAGCAGATGAAAAGGATCATGCTAGCAATTTATTTGAAATGTCAAAGCTGTACCAGGAGAAACTAGAAGAGACTGATCCACATATTCCACCAGCGTTAAAGAAGTCCAATGAAAAAAAACTAGAATTTGATGGTATACACTCACAAATACTTATAGCTTCTGCGGAAAATACAGAAGCAGCTAAGTCAAGAACCTTTCAATTATGTCATTTGAGCGAAATAGCATATTTCAGGGATTTCAAGACAATAATGGGGGATTTGAACCAAACTGTCCCTGATCTACCTAACACTATGGTTATAGGGGAGACCACAGCTAATGGTATGGGCGACTTTTATAAGGAATGGCTAAGAGCAGTAGAGGGTAAGACAGATTGGATACCGCTGTTTTTCCCATGGTTTGAGATGGATGAGTACAGCCTAAAGGTAGAATCAGGCATCATGTACCCCTTAGATGGCATACTATTTGATGCTGATACATCAATTCAGTTATTTGAACAAGAGGAAAAAGACCTACAAGAAGAACATAAACTAACTGATGAACAGATAAACTGGCGTAGATATGCTATTGTAAACAAGTGCCAAGGAGATTTGAGCGTTTTTAATAGGGAATATCCTGCCACGTGGGAACTCGCTTTTTCCTCTAGTGGTGAACTGTTCTTTGATCGCAAGGGCCTAGAGAAGCAGATGACCAAGAGACCAATAGCCATAGGCGAGATATTCTTTCAGAACCTTAAGTGGGAATGGAGAGACATCAAACATGGCAGAATAGAGCTATTTGAGCGCCCGCAGGCAGGCGAGGAGTATCTAGTCACTGGTGACGCTTCAGAGGCTGTAGGGGCAGACGAGGCCTCAATACTGGTGCTTAATAAACGGCTCAACACCACAGCAGCGATCGTAGCAGGCCAGATAACACCTGAAGAGCTTGCACAGCTAGAGATAGCGCTAGGCAACTATTTCAATCTAGGTCTTATAGCTCAGGAAAGCAAGGGTTATGGCTATCAGGTCAATCAGCTAATACACTCTAAATATGGTAATATCTACCGCAAGGTGATCAACAAAGACGGTATTGATGTAAAGACAGAGGAACTAGGCTTCAACACTACATCAGTAACAAGGCCATCAATGCTGGCACAGTTAGCAGAAGAGGTAAAGAACAATACAACAGATATCAATTCAGAGAAGATTATATCCCAGATGAGGACATTCATTATAAAGAAAGATAAGGTTGGCAAGGTAACGAAAATTGAATCTCAAGACGGTTATCAGGATGGGTTAGTTATTTGCAGGGCAATTGCGAGTTATGTTCGCAATCAATATCCCTATAAAGCGATTAACACAAAAGATACTCATGCTAAACAAAAAGCTTTTATAGAAGAGCGAAGGCGTAAAAAGGGTTTTGGAGGATGAATGCTTAAAGTAGAATGTCAAAGAGCATACAATAAAGAATATCATCAAAGGAATAAAGAGCGCATAAATGAGCGCCATAGAGAATACAATCAAGAAAATAGTGAGTCTTTAAATAAATATAAGAAGGAATACCGTCAGAAAAACAAAGAAGGTATAAGTGTATATAACAAAAAATACAAAAGCTCAAATAGTGAATATATTAAGGAGTACGATAAAAAATACCGCCAAGAAAATAAAGAGAGTATAAATAAGAAGCGTAGAGAATATCGCTGTAAAAACAGAGAGTATATAAATAATAAAAATAAAGAATGGTATCACAAAAAAGGAATAAGCCAAAAATATAATCACGGATTATCATATACAACAGAATATAAAAAATTAAGAAGTCAGAAAAGAAGGACTTTAAGTAAAAATGGTGGGGAATTAAATATTAAGACAATACAACTCGTATATGAGGACAACATAAAGAGATACGGTACATTAACATGCTATCTATGCTTAAAGCCCGTTGCATTCAAAAAAGACCATTTAGAACATAAAACCCCATTATCACGGGGTGGCACTAATGAGTATAACAATTTGGATATTGCTTGTGCTAAGTGTAACCAAACAAAGCACAACAAAACTGAAAAGGAATATCGATTATGGCTGAAGAGATAATCAAAGAAGTTAAGTTTGAGAATAACCCTAAGAGCATATCAGATAAGAAAATGCAAGAAGAAGGAATACCTGCTTATATGGAAAAGCTAGAACTATCCGAAGAACAGAGAACTAGGCTAGTCCTAGAACTCAAAGCAGAGGTCAAGGTAATACAAGAGGAAAGAGATAGCAAGCAATTAGGTGCTAAATGGGACGCTCTAGACAACCAATATGACGGCAAGGTCAACGAAGATGAACTCATGCAGTTCAATCTTAACCGTAATATAACTAAAGTCAAGATAGATAATATAGTAACATCATGCTCAGAGGCATTCTTTGAGACTGACCCTATATTCGCAGTAACCCCTAGGCCAGAGTTTGGCAAGGGTAACATAGAGATATGCAATAAACAGCAAGACTTCCTAGATTATAAGGTAGATAACCTACCATTCAAGCCTGAAATGGACTTAGTATTCCACTCAGCAGCAGTAAAGGGGCTAGGCTGGCTAGAGTTATTCCACGATATCAAGCGTGAACCACGCAAGCGTGAAGAGTATTACGAGTCTAAGATGGAAATAGCCAAAGACCCATCAGGCCAACCTATACCAAACGCAGATAATACAGGCCCTCAAATGAAGAGTAAAGGCCTTGATGAGTTCTTATCTAACTGGCCATCAGCACTAAAGGACTACCCAGGCAAATGTAAAGCACTATCAGAGGGCAAGGATATAGAGTTTGTAGCAGTATACAAAGAGACCATATACAATGACCCAAAGCCTAAATTCCATGACATCAAGGACGTATTGGTAAGAGCAAAGACAGATGGATATGAAGGCCTAAAGACTACAAGGCTCATAGCCGTAAGAGAGAACTTCACCTGGTGGGAACTAAAGAAGGAAGAGCAAGCTGATAAGTTCTATGATATAGATGACCTAGTCAACCTAAAGGATGGCGAGCGCCCAGAGAACCACGAAACACTAGATTACGATATCCTCAAATGCACATATTGCTTCAGAATGAACCCAGACAATGACGAAGAGACTAAAATCATATGCTGGATGGCAGAGGAAAAGAAGATAATTATAGGCTCAACCCTGTATCCATACTATGCCGTCCCTTGTTGTTATCTACCATTTACACTCAAACGTAAGAAAAAAGGTATATATCAACCAGGCGTAGCAGAGGATATGACAGATTCAAACATAGCAGAGAACGCTATCTTGAACGCAACCCTAGAGACAGCATACATAACCAACACCGTAACACCTATTACTAAAGACCCAGAGGTTCAAGCGCAGTTCCTAGAGAAAAGATTCGCTCATGGTGTGCCAATAGAAGCAGACGCAGGTAGCATAGACTTCCTACAGAAGTATATGAAGCCAGCAGATATAGGCGGAATGTTAAGCCTTATGCAGTATTTAGTGCTAGGAGACGATCAGGTAAGCCGTGTGTCAAGCCTTATGAGTGGAGCAGAGAGTCCATTTGACCCTAATGCACCAGCCAGAAAGACTATGGCGCTCCTACAACAGAGTGGTAGAGGCATCATGGACTACGTAAAGCACCTGTTGCCAACCTTTAACGAGATAGGCTACATACTACTATCAATGTATTTCCAAATGTCAAAGCAGGGCAAGGAGTATAAGCCATCACCAGAGAGGTCATCAGATGAGAATCCATTCGCTACATTAACCCGCAATGACATGGTAACTAGAACAAGCATAGAAACTCAAGCATACGCATTTGTAGAGGATAAGGTAAATGAGAAGGTATTAGACCTAAGCCTATATCAGACCATCAGACAAGAACCTCTAATAGCAAAGAACCCAGATGCGGTATACACACTATTGAACCAGCTCGTAACAGGATGGAGTCCGAAGTGGAAGAACATAGCAAGTCGTGTGATACCTACAATGTCTGAGTTCCAAAAAATGCAAGCACAGGCAGCACTTCAGGGTGTGGCCATGTATGCTCAAGCTATGCAAAAAGAGGAACAGACTACAGGTGTAGACGCTCCAATAGACCCAGAGAAACTAATGGCAGTTGTTGGAGATTTAAGGGCGCAAACCGTGAGCGCAATAGATCCTAAAATACAAAAGGAGAACGAGAAAAATGCTCAATAAGAATCCATATATGCAGCCTACTAAGCAACAGATAGCCCAGGCAGAGCAGGTAAAGAAGGACTTAGCCATAAAGAAAGAAAGCCTTATTCAACTAGCCAAGACATGTATGGATGACCCTAAGTTTAAGCAAATGAAAGAGGAACTAGAGACATTCAAAATAAGCGTATTCAAACAACTAAGCGAGCCTATGTACCCAAATCCTACAGAGGACGCTTATTACCTTAGAAGCTGTATAAACACTATGCTGGTATTGGATGGAATACTAACCAAAACAGCTAAAAATGCGAAGGAGTAATCATGGCTAGAGGAAGAGGCAGTTGTGGCGGTAAGAGACGCAGAGATGGTTCAGGCATGGGTAAAGGTCAACCAGCAAGCAGAAGAAGGAAGAAATAATGGCTAAAAAAGACAAGCCAAAACCTAAAAAGGAAAGCAAAGAGACTCCACCAGAACAGAAGACTGAGCCAGGTTCAGGATATGGTGGCAGACAAAACTCGGAGATGCAATAATGAAAAGCGATAAGGATAAAAAGCCACAGAAGCCATTAAGCATAGAGCAGGCAGGTAACTTCCTAAAGGAAAAAGACAAGACTATGCGGGCAGATGCTAAGAAGGAAGCAGCTAAGAACCCTATCTCTATAGCACCACCAAAGGATAGGTCAGCATTCTTAATGTATGGCATATCGCTGTTAACCAGCATATCAGAGACAACTAAGAATAAATGGTGTGCCGTAGCAGGCAAGCAGCCATCTATGTATACCACCAAAGAGGCATTAAAGAACTTACGCGCGATATTGATATTAAGGATAAACGGTTACAGCATAAAGGAGATATCGCACCACCTGAAAGTAACCGAGAATATAATCCTAAAGAGTGAAGCCCTAGCAATACAGACCATAAGAGATGCTATTAGTAGAGTTAAGGCAACCAAAGTCCCTATAATCGGAGGGAAATAATGGGTAAAACGCTGCAGTTTCGTTGCCCGTTGTGTAATAGACTCTTGATTAAGTGGGAGATAGGCACAACTAAATGTATATACGATGTAACAAATCTAACTAAAGAGGGTAGAACCAGATGCACCAAATGTAATTCACTGTTGATATTTAAAGGTAATCAGTTTGTAGCAGACGTAGAAACACAGGCAGCACCTCTGAACAACTCAGAGCCTGCTAACCATATAAGCGATACCCACTTAGGTGGCCCGCAAAAGGAGGAGTAACATGGGTGATATAAAGATCGATCAGGCAACTCTAGAAGCACAGGAAGGTAACTTAACTGACGAACAGAATCAGGCTATAGCTCTTGAGGCACTTGCAGAATCAGAAGGCAAGAAACCCGAAGAAGAGAAAAAGCCAGAGGAAGAAAAATCGCCAGAAGAGAAAGCTCCTGAAGAAGAAAAGAAGCCTGATAAGGATAAAGAGGAATCAAAGGAAGTCGCACCTAAGAAGGAAACCGACATAACCGATGAGGACTTATTATCCACAGAGGATGACAAACTTTCTGATGACCAAAAGACTAAGAAAGTTGAACTCGTCAAGAATATAGAGGCAGAAAAGGTCAAGATCAAGACAGAAGAAGATGATCTATTAGCCAAGAAAGACGAGGAGTTAAGTGATGAGGATAAGACTAAGAAGGCAGAGATAGTCAAGACCAGAGAAGAAGCCGACACGCAATCAGCCGAAGCAGAGGTTAAGGCCTACGCAGAGGAACACAAGGTAACTGAAGACGAAGCTCGCACAGACCTAGAGAGCATGGCCAAAATTCAAGAGAAGTATAAAGACGACCCGAAGCAGCTTGCAAAAGCTAACCTTCACCTACAGCGTCTAATCTCTAAGAATCAGGAAGAATCAAAGGCTCAAGAGGAAGCGAAACCTATCAGAGAAGTTACCGTTCAAGCAGTAGAGCAATTTATGCGAGATGGTGAGATTGTGATAGATGGCAAAAAGAAATCTATGGACGAAACTGTTGATGCTTATAGAGAGGCTTATCCTAAGATAACCGAAGACCTTGATGATGACAAAGTTCTCACGCTTGCAGCTAAAGACTTCAAGCAAGCTATAGATAAACAGAATCTATCAGCTAGAAGTGAACTTAAAGATCAGGCAAGGGTAAAGCGGGACACACTATATGACTCAATCCCTGAAGCGGATAAAGCACTTATCCCAGAGATTAAACCACTCATAGAGAAACTCACAGATTCACAGATAGTAAGTAATAACTTCAATGTAGACACCTACGTCAAGTTTGTCAAAGGTGGCAAATATGACGATGATGTAAATAAGGTGAAAGCAGAGAAGAAGGAGTTCGGAGCAAAGGAATATAAGCGTGGACTCCAAGAAGCAAAGATACTGAATGGTAGTAGGCCACCTGAAGGCAAAGCACCAGCAGGCAAGGGTGCTAAGTCTCTGACAGATGCCGAAAAGAAGAGGGCAGAAGAAATGTTTGATGGCCCAGGCATAACTCAACAGATGGCTCACGATTCATATAGAGATATTCTAAAAGACGAAGAGAATAACAACAAGGAGAAATAAAATGGATGTAGGAAAACAGTTAAAATACGGGCAGATATCTGGTGGTAATATAGGATACGACCACATCCTAACTGCTGCACAGACAATCTTAGCCGCAAGTGGTAAGTTCGTAGCAAGAGCAGGTGATGGTACTGATACAGTAACATTAGCTGATGATGGCTCTACAGAGCTTCTAGGTCACCTAGAATGTGAAGCTATTGCTACTACAGATGGTGATGAAGTACGCAAGATAGTATGTGATCCAACAGCAGTATATCGTATCCCTATTGATTCAGGTACATACACACACCTGATGAAGGGTAAAGACTGCGATATAGCAATATCAAACAATGTTCAAGGCGCACAGCTAGACGCATCAGTAGAGAGAACACTAAGAATAGTTAACGGAGATTTAGTTAATAATGAATGGGTAGATGTCATGGTTCTTTATCAGAATATGACAACTATAGGTTGTGACGTAACATAATAGAGTATGGAACATAGAAAAAGTAAATTAACGCAATTAGCACAAACAAAGGAGTACAAAGGAAATATAAGCCTTTGTAAAATTTAATCATGGCTGGAATACGCGCAGATCAGACAGCTCTATACCTTAAAGATATGTACAAGGCAGAGCGTGAAGGTTATAAGGAAGTAGATACCGTTTATAATAAGGTATTGAAGGTTGTAAACAGCGTAAGCGGTGCTGGTGATAAGATTACGCAGGTACTAGGCGCTGGCAAATTAACTAGGCATACCAAAGAGGGCCAAGAGATTGTGTTCAAGAGTCCTGTAATTGGTTGGGAGTTCCTAGTAAAGTATCACACTCTAAGTGATGGTATTGCTCTATCAAAGGAAGCCGTAGAAGATACAGTAAAGCTCGGTAACCTATTGAAAGACCTTGCCAATAGTTGGGGTAAGCAGGTAAGAATTGCTAAAGAAGAAATGGGTTCAAGACCTTTTAACGAAGGTGGAAACCTATTAGGTGATTACATATTCAATGGTACTCACACAGGTAACTCAGACTCATCAGGTGATATGCCTTATGACTCTGAACCAATGTTCAACTTGTCAACAAACACCAGAAGTTCTAAGGGTGGCGGAACATACTACAACTCTGTAGCAGCTCTAACAGTAACACCAGATAACTTCGCAACTATATATAATCTACACACCACGACTAACAACAGAGATGAAAGAGATAATATAGTCCAGAATCCAGCAGATACATTGTTGGTAAGACCAGGTGCAGATAGATTTGCAGCAGATAGAATCGTTGATACTGGAAGAGGCTTACCAAGTAGCCAGTTAAACGATATCAACCCATACTATAAGCTCGTATCAGTTATAGATTGGGACTACCTAGAATCAGGTGAAGCAGCATTCTTCGTAGGTAAGAAACAGTCAAACGACTGGCAGTTCAGAGAGAGACAGAACTCAGAAATAAGGTTCTTCAGGGATGAAACTAACCTTGGATATAAGACTTCTATCAATATCCGACAGGGTATCCTTATAAAGAACTTCAGAACATGGACAAGAGGCGGCGGTTCATCTGCCTAAAAGGATAAATAATGAGTTTTCCTGAAATTAGATATGGTATATGTCAACTATGCGGAGCAAAGGGATCACCACAGACAGATGATCTAACTGATGCCGATGCTGTTGCTAGGACTACTGAGGGTGCTGATGGATATGACTCAGGTAATGGCGTAATACTAAAGATGTACAAAGGAAGGCTCGCTTGTGAAACCTGTATCAACGAAGGAAAAGCTGACATAGAATCTAGACAAGATGCAAAGAAACACGCAGGCAAGGATAGATTCTTAGATAAAGCAGGATTCACTAACGAAGTATAGGAGATAATAACATGGCTAAAAAGAAAGTAATTAAGAAGGCAGACCCTGTAGTAGAGC